ATCCACATCAAACAATATCAACCTGGTTATTTGTATTATGGTGTTCCATCTTATTTAAGTTCTATGTTGGATATCCGTTTATCAAGAGCCATTTCGGAGTTTAACCTACATAATATTATGAATGGTGCTTCACCATCTATGTGGGTTCACTTACCACAAGATGCTCCCGATTCACAAAACGAACAAGAGGACATTTTAAGAAGGTTGGAGGAAAGATATAGAGGTAGTTCCAACGCAGGTAGGATTGTGGTATCCTATGGTGGTGAAGGTATGAAACCAGAAATCACTCAAATCACCCCTACTATGCAAACGGGTGGTTATGCTGAAATCTTTGCTTTGGTTAGGGAAAACATTTTAGCGGGACACAAAATCGTGGATGGTTCAATCGTGGGACTTCCTAACCCAACTGGTTTTAACTCATCAGCAGACCAACTTGAAACCACATTTAAGTTATTTATGAATACCTCTATCAAACCAACACAAGAGTTTATGTTAAGGGAACTACAACCGATTATTCAGTTGATGTATCCTAATGAACCTATAAATCTTGAAATAGAACAGAACCAAATATTATGATATACAATGTCCTTTTAATATCAGAACAGAAGCTTAAAGAAAGCACTCCAATAAATGAAAATGTGGATTCATCGGAGTTAAGATTTAGTATTACCCAAGCTCAAACTATTTTCGTTCAAGAAACACTTGGAACTAATCTATATGAAAAGATTTTAAGTTTGGTTCAGACGGGTGATATAAATGACCCACTTAATATTAACTACAAGGAGTTGTTGAATAACTTTATTCAACCTATGTTAATCTCATTTAGTTATTACCTGGCATTAGACAACTTCTTTGTAAAGTTTGTAAATACGGGTTTACAACAGTTTGATGGGGAACAATCAAGAAGTATAGGATACAAAGAGTTCCAATACCTAAAACAAACTGCCAAGGACAACGCCGAGTTTAATGATAACTTGTTGAGAAGACACTTGGTATTCAACAACTGGAAATATCCAGAATACACTATAGTTACAAACAACGGACAACTTATTCCCGAGTTTGGTGGAGCATTCAAAGCAAGTATTGTATTACCTCCATCGGGTAGAGGTGGTAGAGCTAATGTAAGTGGAAACTACGGTTCTGATTACTTTAACTGTCCTTATCCCTGGTGGTATGGTGGAAAAGGTTCTGGTGAATAATCAGTCCTTAAAGTAATACCTTACATAGATTTCTCCATTACCACTTTCTACATGCTCTATGTAGATGTCTTTTGTTACTTTATTGTTTTCATCTGACTTGAATACATCTGCTCCCCTTACAATGAAATCATCCCCTTCTTTGAGTGTTTCCAAGAAGTTATATTCATTGTGTGTTACACTTATTACAAATACATTCCAAAAGTGATATACACTTTTGTAGTCATCATTTGACTTCCACTGATACAGTTTCTTTTCCATCTTGTTGTTCTTTTAGATATTCTTCATATTGGACTATCATCTTTTCCTTCCACATTTCATATTGATAATCCATATCAATCATTTCATCAAATAAACCCAAGTTAGATAAATCTTGGTGTTCTTCATAAATCCGTTTTGACTGTCCCATATTAGTATTTGTTTTTAATGTATTCTTGAAACTTATTAAATCTTTCTTTTAATGCGTCAGATTTAGAACCATACTTAACATATTCTACCATCAAGTCAGTAGCCAGTCCGATATCATATAAATCGGGACAGATACCACAACTCTGAAAGTAGTTCTGAATAAGGTGTGATTGGTTTTGGAACATAATCCTATCTTGGTCTGTTCTTGGTTTGGGGGACTGGGGTCCAGTGATGTCTAACTTGTTTTCCATAATCAGTTTTAGTTAATGTTTTATACTACAAATATAGTTTTATATTTAATAAAAGTCAAATGTTTTGTTAAAAAAAAAGTGGGAGACCATCAACTCCCACTATAAAAAAAAGAACATATGACTTTGATGGTTTTAAGTGGATGAGATTACAAAAACCAAAAAGAACCCCATCCAATATCTTTTATATGTCTATGTTATTTTCATCCATAATACCATATACTAAATGATAGATATTCATAACATCATCAAATGGTAGTATGGGTTTGTCTTCTTCATCAGCGTCCGTGCTTAAATCAACCAAGTTGGAGTAATGGTTTAACATCTTACCGAGATGTTCCAACTCTTTTGGGGTCATTAGGATTTCAATGTAATCGTTCATCTTATTTAGATATTAAAAGGTTTTGTGTTAAATATTTTTCACTTTGATACTCAAATCTACCAGAACGATATTCAACCACATAGGTGATTTCATTATTATCAAGTGTTTCTTTACTAATAAGTCCCATATTATGGTTATTTTCTGTTGGATAGTATGTTGTTAAAGTATGTGTGTAAAAATTACCCGTATCATAACTTACTTTAATACCACTATCTTTTGGGACATCTCTTCTTTCAATCACCTTTTTTATTATCTTATAGTCTTCATTACTTTCGTAATCCATAATATAACCAGGGACTAAAATTAGTTTTAATTCTTCTTGTTGTTTTTTTGATAATTTTTTCATTTTCTTTTGTTGTTTTATTATGATACAAATATACTACAAGTTTTTTAACATACCAAATATTTTTTTACCAGTTCAACAGATTTTTTCAAGTAGTTTTTATCAGTTGAATAAAACTCACCACCATCAATGTATCCATCTTTTACGGGTTTGTTAGTATCATAGATAGACAAACAGATTGTTTCACCATCCATACCTTCTACAATGTCGTTAAACTTGAAAGAACTAAACTGAATAGATGGGTTGTCTTTTCTGTATATTACGATACTCATACCTTTATAGATAAAATCCAAGATACTTGTATCCACACCATTACGAGTTAAAATGTTTTGGTATTTTACGATTGACTGATTTTGATTTTCGTTTTTCATTTTGGTTTTTGTTTTATTGTTATTTTGTCTTACAAATATACTATGAGATTTTTAATCTACCAAATATTTTTTTACCAATCTAAAATATTTTCTAAATGACCCATTTCTTCTCTAACCATTTGTGAATGTTTTTTATCACCAGTCAAAAGTTTACCCGTGATATGTGAAATCATATTAAAGTTCATTTCATAACTTTTAGTTATGTAATCAACCAACTTTTTAAGTTGTGAAATAGTAGGGTCAGTTTTTTTAATACGATTGTGTTGTTTGATAATAAAATCGTAATAATCTTTTTGGAAATCGGTAAGTGTGTTTTCAGTGTTTTTCATTTTATTAGAGTTTAGAATATTCAACAAGGTATTTCTTACGGAGGTTTTCCAGTTTTCCACGAAGTTGAACCAAAGGGGTATTCATCATTCGTTTTTTAAGACGAGGAGTGATTTTATCTTGGAAGTCGTAAAGGACATCTTCAATAAGTTCTTCTTTAGCTTGGTTCAGATATTGTTCCAAGATATTCATTTCGGTGTTTTGATTTTCAGTTTTCATTTTGGTTTTTGTTTTATTGTTATTTTGTCTTACAAATATATGGTGGATTTTTCAATCCACCAAATATTATTTGATATTTTTTTCAACTTCTTCCTGGAAATAGTCCAATATAGCGAAGAGAGCTTTTTGGGTTTCTAAACCTTGTTCTTTCAAGAAGATTAAGGTATTAGTAATATCGGGGTCAATGTTAAGAGATTCGGGAGTTTCATATCCGTATCTTTCCATCAAACGATATACAGTTGATTGTTTGTAGTTGTTTTGGATGTAAGTTAAGTTTTCCATTTTGTTTTAGTTTTTGTTTTATTGTTATTTTGTCTTACAAATATATGGTGGATTTTTCAATCCACCAAATATTATTTGATTTTTTTTTGACCTTGTAGAGCCGACATAAGTGCTGCGACTTGTTTATCATTGAGATAATGAACGAAGTCCCATACATCATCTACACTTACCAACTCTTTTTTCACGAACATTTCTATATTGTTTTTCATTTTGGTTTTTGTTTTATTGTTATTTTGTCTTACAAATATATGGTGGATTTTTCAATCCACCAAATATTTTTTTATTTTTTAACTAAAAAAAGTTTTTTTTCTAAATTGTTTTTTACTTTTTGG